GATGTTTCTTATGCAACGATGAAAGCTAGAAAACTAAAAGAACAAAACCACTAGAGGAAAATATGTACAGTAATTTTTTTAATTTTATAAACGAAAGACATTTGATACACCTACGTAGATTACGTGGTCAACAGTTTCCTTGGACAGAAGATCCTATTCTGCAAAAATATAAATTTACTAATGTGTTTAGAGAGAACGATAAAACAACAGTATGGTTTAGAGAAAATATACGTGATCCTTTAAAAGATGAACAGGATGTTATACTAGCCACTATAATTTTTAGATGGTTTAATCTTATCGCTACAGGAGAAGTTTTAAAGAAACACCATTTACATAGGTTTTGGGATAGTGACCTATGCTATAAAGTTATGAAAGATCAACCACAATGGATTACTGGAGCATACATAATAAAAACACCTAACGGAATGGATAAACTAGCAGGAGTTTGTTGGTGTATAGATCAGATTATGAAAAACCATAATAAGTTTCTAGACGATATACACGAAGCTAAAAATTCTTTACGTAAATTATGGGAAGTTTTACTACCTTATCCATACATGGGTCCATTTATGGCTTACGAGGTTGTCACTGACTGGAGACACACATGGGTAGGAGAAAACGCCGATGATATTATGGACTGGGCAAATCCTGGACCAGGAGCAAAACGTGGTCTAAACAGAATATATAACAGACCTGTTGACAAACATGTAAAAAGTGGTCAGAATATAGTTGAGATGCGAGAACTTTTAAAAGCTAGTCCAGATTTTTTACATGGGCAAGTTCCAGATTTAGAGATGAGAGATATTGAACATTCTTTATGTGAGTTCGATAAATATGAACGTGTTAGACTTGGTCAGGGTAAACCTAGATCATTATATAAGAGGAGTGTAGAATGATAGACATAAGTTTTCTAGCAGTTTTAGGACTGTTGTTATTAATAATATATGCGTACATAAAGGAGCAAAAGTAATGGATGAACTTAATGCAAAAATAGAAAAAGACGAAAAGTCTGGTTTATGGTATAGACCAGAGTTGGGAGAACTTTTTGTAATAAACGAACAGTCTCAGTATGCTAAACTAGACTTTAAAGATAAAACTGTTATGGATGTGGGTGCACACATAGGGTGTTTTACAGATTTAGCGTTAAAAAACGGTGCTAAACATGTATATGCCTATGAACCAACGCCAGAGAGTTTCGCACTTGCAGTTATGAATGTAAACAATGAGAAAACAAGTTTGTATAATTCAGCTCTTACAGGTCATGACGACATAGAAACTGAATTTTATTTATCTAAAACTTATCCTACGTGCCATACACATATTCCTGTAAAGAACAGAGAGGTTGTCACGGTACAAGCAGAAAACTTTTGGCAAAAATTAGATATACATAAACCACAAGTGCTAAAGGTAGACATAGAGGGTGGTGAATATAATTTCATGTTTCAAAAAGACATACCAGACTATGTTGAACAAGTTGCTATAGAACTACATTTAGGCAAAAAAGGTTTTAGAGAACTAGGTATGGCGTTAGCTAGAAAATTTAACGACTGGCATTATCACACCAAGTTTAGATTTAGTTGGCATGTCACAACATTAATATTACATAGAACAAATCCTGGACTGGGTTTGGTTAAAGATAAAATGAAGGAGTTAGAATTATGAGCAATTTATTTACACCGTTTGAAAAAATGCGTGGCATTGCACAAACAGATGTCACTGAACTAGAAGAAGCTGGTAAATCTTACGGAGACTCTTGGAGAAGAAGAGGTGGCGTTGGTGCATTTATGATGCTAGCACGTAAATGGGACAGAATAGAAAACCAAGTCTTAGGATATAACTATGATGTGTTTCAAGCGTATTATGATGACGATAGAAAAGAAGGTATTTTAGATGATATACAAGATTTACGTCGCTATCTACTATTAGTCGAAGAGCATGTCACATCAATTAAAAAGGAGAGCGAAGAATGAAGATATTAATTACTATGTATGGTATTAATAGTCCAGGTGGGATTATTAATCATAACGAACAACTTATAGCTGGTCTAAAACAACAGGGACACGATGTAAATTTTGTAGAACTTATCTGGAGAGAAAGTGTCAAAAGTAAAACTACTAAAAATACAGATGAGTACGAGACTGGTGCATCTGGTATACCAGTGCATCAAGGTAAAGGATGGTTGTTTCCTGCTGCTAACAGATTTGCCTATAAAGGTGACTGGAATTTAAAAAGGTGGAAAAGATTTGTAGATGATTATGATATGATAATATGGCAAATACCTGTTCCTACAAAACAAAGAGATAATGAGGGCAATACAGATTGGTTAGCATTATACGATTTACCTCAAGATATAAGACAAGTTGCTATTATTCACGACGGTAATATGGAAAAAAGTTATCCATGGATACATCAAATATCTAGACATTTACATGGATTGGCTTGTGTACATCCATGTGCTTATCATGGTGCTAGTGTGTTAGATGTGCCAAGAGCTTTAATATTTAATCCGCAGGATTTAGCTTCGTTAACTAGACGTAATGATTGGAAAAATAGAAAAAATAGTTTTATATCTATGCAGACCTTTAAAGGCTGGAAACATGTGGATGACTTAGTTAGAGCTATACCACATGTGTCTAAAAATACACGTAAACTTATGGCTGGTGGTGGTATAGAGCATAACTACATGACTTCTGTAGATAAATGTAAACCACAATATTTTGTTTCAGAAGAAAAAGATCCAGACATAGATCCTATTTATTATGGTAGAAAAATATGGGATGTTGCGTTAGAGCATGGTATGGAGTGGTTAGGTTATTTAAGTCAACCAACAATACGCCATCTATTAAGGCAATCTAAAGTAGTTATAGATCCTTCTTGGTCTGTGGCTTATGCAAAGGTTGGTGACCATTTTAACCGTGTAGTTGTAGACGGAATAATAGAGGGAGCAATACCTATAGCTAGAAATTTCGGTATATCCACTAATGAAGACGGTGTAGGAGAGGTGTTTAAACCATATGAAAACTATATGATGGTTCCTCATGATGCTACTCCGTTAGAGTTTGCTGAAAAGATAGAAGAAACATGTAATCTACCTGACTATTTATCTAATGAAATACATGAAGCTAACTATACACTGTTAGCTGATTTTGAAAGAGAAAGAGTTGCTCAACAATACATTTCACTAGCGTTTAATATGCCGACAGGATTTTACAAAGATCTAAAGGTAGGTGAGGTTTCTGATAAAGTTATAAATAAAACAGAAGAAGTTATGTCAGACTTTTTTAAATTGTCAAAAGAAATATAGGAGAAAACAATGGCGAAAATAATAAATTGTGATAATGTACATGAAGCGTTTATATTAGGTATAGATTTATTCAGATGGGACGGAGATATCTGTAAACAAGAAAGTAGAGCAGGTACAACGCTAGAGTACGATGGTCCAGTGATAACTACTTATAGAAATCCATGTCAGCGTGTAATTTTTTGGGAACCTCGTGATGCTAATCCATTCTTTCATTTTATGGAAAGTTTATGGATGTTAGCTGGCAGGGATGACGTACATTTCCTAACGAAGTACAACAAACGCATGGCTGAGTACAGTGATAACGGTGTGACACTTAATGGAGCATATGGGTATAGATGGAAAAGATTTTTTCAAAAAGACCAGCTAGACATTATAGCAAACCGATTACAAAATGATCCTACAGACAGAAGATGTGTGTTAGCAATGTGGGATTGTGTAAGAGATTTAGATCGTGACACTAAAGACACGCCATGTAATACACACATATATTTTAAAATAAGAAACAATAAGTTAAACATGACTGTTTGTTGTAGATCCAACGATATGATTTGGGGAGCATACGGTGCAAACGCAGTTCATATGTCTATGTTGCAAGAGTATATGGCAGCAAAAATAGGTGTAGACGTAGGTGTCTACAATCAAATTAGTGACAGTTTCCATGTTTATGAAGATGTGTATAACGAGATGGAAAAAAGACTTCCTGAAGTAGATTACTACGCTTTAAAATATCCTATGACTGGAAGTCCGTATGACGATATTTCTCCGTATCCTATGCTTACATCAGACGATGACTCAGTAAGATCGTTTGAGGAAGATTTAGATAAGTTTCATAAGTATACAGAAGAAAAATGGAGATTTGAACATCCGTTTTTTATACATGTGGTTCAACCTATGCATAAAGCATGGTTTATGCATAAAGATAAAAACACACAAGGAGCAATCTCTGTCTTAAAAGAGTTTTGTAAAGCAGAAGATTGGAGTATAGCTTGTATAGAATGGTTACAACGAAGATTAAAGCCTAGTTTAGTGGAAACACCTACAAAAGATGGTGGTCCAACTAAGATATCAGGAGAAAATGTTGACAACATGGTCGTATAGTAGATTGTCTGTGTTTGAGCAATGCCCTAAAAGGTATTATTACTCTAGCATAGAAAAAATACCAACTCCTCAGCATCCTGCTGCTACTAGAGGAACTAACATCCATATAGAGGCAGAAAATTACATAAAAGGTGAAGGTGAACTTACTAAAGGTTTACAGATGTTTGAACTAGGTTTTGAGGAGTTAAGACAAGGTTATATAGATGGTCAAGTTTCCGTAGAAGAAGATTGGGCGTTTGATTTAGACTGGCAACCTAGTGGATGGAAAGAAAATAATACTTGGTGCAGGTATAAAATAGACGCATACGTTAAAAAACCCGATCGCACAGTAGTCATAGATTTCAAAACAGGTAGATATATGGGCAACGAAGAGTCCCACGAACAACAATGTGCCTTATATGCATCTGCAACATACAATCGTGATCCTTCGGTAGAGAATATACAAGCAGAATTATGGTATTTAGATCATGGTAAAATATCTAGACACTCGTATACAGTAGAAGAAATAAAAGAACGACAAAGAATGTTCCATGAACGAGCATTAAAACTAACAGAAGCTAAAGAATACCCAGCAAATGCAAGTGTAAAAAATTGTCGCTGGTGTCATTATGGTAAAATAGGAATATGTGATGAGTATAGATCAATCTAAAAAAGTAAAAAATTTAATAGACATTTTAAGTGGTGGCGAAGTTAAACGTTATCACACTATGAAAACTATCGGTGAGCAAACAGTAGCTAATCATTCATGGGGAGTTGCAGTTATTCTAAATTGGTTAAAACCTGATATAAGTAAAGTAGCACTTCTAAAAGCATTAAGTCACGATGTGGCTGAAAAAAGAACTGGAGATATGCCAGCTCCGACTAAATGGAATAACAAAGATTTAGCGTGTGAATTACGCAGGGTCGAAAAAGAAATAGAAGAAGAACTAGGTGTAGATTACGATTTAGATGCAGAAGAACAAGAGTATTTTAAACAATCTGATCTGTTTGAACTTTTGCTGTATTGTGTAAATCAAAGAAGTTTAGGAAACACAAACGTTAATGTAGTTTTTAGTAATGGTGTAGAAAAATTAGTTGATATGAATTTAAACAAGAGAGGCAAGTCATTATTAGGTTATTTAGTTAAATCTTACGGAGCAACAGAGTGAGAACCATGCCTTTATTTCCTCCTAAATCTGACTGGACTGCTCCTGATACATTGCCCGATTTATCATCAGCTAAACGTATAGCTATAGATTTAGAGACTAAAGATCCTAACTTAATAACTTCTGGTCCAGGATGGGCAACTGGAGATGGATACGTCACTGGTTTTGCAATAGCTACAGACACATGGTCTGGGTACTTACCTATAAGACATGAGGGTGGTGGTAATTTAGATGAAGGTTTAGTAAAACGCTGGGTGAACAAAACATTATCAGGTAGTTGTGATAAAATATTTCACAACGCTTTGTACGATGTAGGTTGGCTAAAACGAGAAGGAATACAAATTAATGGTAAAATACATGACACTGTAATTGCTGCTCCGTTAGTTGACGAAAACAAACGAAGATACTCTTTAAATATATTAGGTGAAGAATATTGTGGTGATGTAAAAGATGAAACATTGCTCATTGAAGCAGCAAACAGCTATGGAGTTGACGCAAAGTCAGAAATGTGGAGACTTCCTGCTAAGTATGTAGGGCATTATGCTGAACAAGACGCTCTGTTGACTCTAAAACTGTGGGATAAATTGAGTAAATTAATGGATATAGAGAATTTACACAGTATCTATGAACTTGAATCTAGTCTTATTCCTTTGCTTGTAGAGATGCGATGGAACGGTGTGCGTGTTGATGAAAATAAGGCAGAACAATCGGCAAAAGAATTAAAAATTAAAGAAAACGAATGCGTAAAACAAATAAAGTATAAGTATGGTGTAGATGTGGATGTATGGGCATCTGCTAGTGTCGCAAAAGCATTCGATAAAGCTGGTCTAACATATCCTAGAACTAAGAAAACTAATGCTCCAAGTTTCACTGGTAAATGGTTAGAAAGTTTAAACCATGGATTGCCAAAACTTATAGTTGAAGCAAGAAAATTACAAAAAATTAGAAGTGCGTTTATAGAAAATATGATTTTAAAACATGCACATAACGGCAGGATACATGGACAAATGCACCCTTTACGTGGGGATTCTGGTGGGACTGTTAGTGGTAGGTTTAGTTATAGCACACCCAATTTACAACAAGTTCCTGCTCGTGATCCAGTGTTAGGTCCACTAGTTCGTGGATTATTTTTGCCTGAAGAAGGACATAAATGGGGAGCCTTCGATTACTCACAACAAGAACCTAGATTGACCGTACATTATGCATCGCAAATGGAACTTCCTGGTGCTGATGAAGCAGTGCAAGCATATCGCCATGAGGATGCTGACTTTCATCAGATTGTAGCAGATATGGCAGGAATATCTAGAAAAGATGCTAAAGTAATTAATTTATCTTTAAGCTATGGTATGGGTAAAGCTAAACTAATTAATGCATTAGGTATCAACGAACTAGAAGCTGACGTGTTATTTAACACTTATCATTCAAAAGTACCTTTTATCAAAGAGTTGACATTAGCATGCTCTAGAAGAGCAGAAAATGTTGGTTATATTACGACATTATTAGATAGACGATGTCGTTTTGATTTATACGAACCAAGAAACGAGAAAGACACACCGTTGCCGTATGATAAAGCATACGAAGAGTATGGTGGAAACATTCGCCGAGCATACACCTATAGAGCATTTAATAGGTTGATACAAGGCAGTGCAGCAGATATGACAAAACAAGCCATGGTAGATTTATGGAACGAGGGTATAGTCCCACACATCCAAGTACATGATGAGTTGGACATATCTGTTAAAAATAAAGAAGAAAGCAGAAAGGTTGTGGAAATAATGGAAACTTGTGTCGATTTAGATGTTCCTTCAAAAGTAGATGCTGAGATAGGTGATACATGGGGAACAGCTACTGTTGATCACAATAAATTTTGGAGCAATTAATGCAAGGTATAAACGAAGAGTTGGCTACCAACTTCTTAAAAAGAAATAAAGAAATGTTTGATATGTATAAACAAGGTTTAACTATGGAAAACATTGGTGATAAATTTAACATTTCTAAACAAAGGGTGCATCAGATTATACGAAGATGCAAAATAGGAGAGGGTCATTATTATGACGCTCTACAAGTAGAACAAGAGAAAAAACATCTCACTAACGAAGAATATAGAGATTGGCTCGAAACTAAAGGAATCAAGAAAGTAAAAAATAGATTTCTTTGAAAGAGAGTGCATTCTGGGCTCTTGTAAATAAAAACCTGAGCAACATGCATATACAAAGAATAGAAACAGGAGGCACAGGTAGAGGCATTCCTGACTTTAATGCATGTTGCGAAGGAACAGAGTTTTGGGTGGAATTAAAAGTTGTCAACACTGGTAAAAAAGTTGGTCTTCGACCAGAACAAGTTGGATGGTTAATTAAAAGATCTATGAGTGGTGGTAAATGTTTTGTTCTAGTTAGAACTCCTGCAGCAGAAATATATCTATATAAAGGTGAAGATGCTAGACAAGTTGCCGATGACGGTTTACGTTTGACTCCTGAACTTTGTCTAAAAAAGCCATATGATTGGGAACTATTAATTGAAACTTTTTTAAAATAGTCCTTTACTTTATTGTAGAAATAAGATAGACTGATTCTAGATTAGTTTAAGAAAGGAGAAAAACTATGGAAAATAATAATCTAAATCCGTACGATAAAAACTTATCCACGGTATTCAAAACTTTACGTAAAGCTGTGAATGGTAATAGTAATGCTGAAAAAGCATTACAACTATTGTCAGAACATGTAAAACGTAAAACCCCTAGAAGTAAAGCAAAAACTTCAAAAACCTACGGCATCGCACCTAATGACATTGTTAATCAATCTAACGAGTATCGCAATGGTATTAGGATCCCACGTTCTACTAACATAAAAGATATGGTCGAGGGAATAGGTTCTAAAAATCGTCCTGTAGATATTCTTAAAAAAGAACTTGGTATTTGCGAAGCAGACCTCAATTATTTTCGTAAGTGGGGATACATTAACATAACTAAAAGAGAGGTGGCATAATGGCTGACACATTCAACATCACAATAAAATGTGAGTCAGAAGAAGAAAGAGATAGTTTACTCGAGTCTCTAGATTTGAGTAAAATAAAAAACCCAAAAGTGTTTTATTCTGAAAACGATGGTAAACATTTTAGTAATGCTGAAAGAGAGGTTATTTAATGGCTAGGAACGACGCACCAAGGAGTATTATGAGCTATATTAAACAAAAATATAGCTTACCACTCTCCACTCCGTTTAACAAGTTAGAGAAAATATTGTCTAAAGAAGATTACGAAATGTATCTCCATGCTATGAAATATCCTAATGGTATGCCTGACGAGCAAACTCCTAATTACGACCATGATACAAAGTCCTTTACTTTTAGAAAAAAGTAGATTATGATATGAGAGTAATTAATTATTTAGGAGAAAAATTATGAACTACGAAAAACTAGAATCATACTACGCTTATCAAGATGGTAAACGTAGTTGGGAACTTAACGGCAAAAAAGGTAGTATCGACGATTACGTAGACGTAGAAATGCAGAAACGTGGTTATACAAAAGATAGTTATCAAGGACACGGAGTATGGACATGGATAAAGAAATAAAATCAAGACCATGGATAGAAAACTCTTACGAAGAGATGCAGAAAAAGTTTTATAAAAAAGCTAAACATTTAATTCCTACGTACGATAAGATTGTAAGCGAGGAATATTCTAGTGAACGCATGGGTGGTTGGATTGTTCGTGATACAGCCGATATGATGATAGGCTGGGTTGGTAATCTAGGTGATGTAAAAGTTTACGATTACGAGCCAACTACAAAAGCCAACGCAAACTCTAGGAACTTTAGAACATGAGTACAGATTGTCCGTGCACTAATATTAGTAATAGTTTTACGATTACTAAAAACGGAGTCTTACAGAGTGTCCTGGAGTGCGAGGATTGCGGCAAAAGAGAGGTTGAAAGACTAAACGGAAAACATAAAAAACGAGCCATGATAAAACTATGTGTATGGACGGACAAAGATATTGGTCCTATGAACATGGATGAATTAATGGAAATAGTAAATAAAGAAATTGAAGAAAAAAGATTTTATCTTGAATCTACTAATCCACCAAAAGGAGTAAATAATGAATAGAGATCTATTGTATCATGAAGAGGAAGTGTTTTACAAAAAACACAACAAAGAAAAACAAGGTATAGTCGCCAAAAAAGTTGTTATAAAAAATCCTAACAAACGATTAAATGGTAAAGTCAAAAAGCACAAGATCACTAACATTATGTTAGGAAAATATGAATAAAATAGGAATAACATTCGGTGCTTTTGATTTATTTCACGCTGGGCATGTCTTAATGCTACAAGAAGCAGATACTGTATGCGATTACATGATAGTCTGTATACAGAGAGATCCTAGTTTAGATAGACCAGAGAAAAATAAACCTGTACAAAATATTGTAGAACGACAACTACAAGTTAAAGGATGTCGATATGTTGATGAAGTTCTAGTTTACGAAACTGAGCAGGACGTATTAGATATTTTAGCTGGTATACAATGGGATGTTAGGATTATCGGGGAAGAGTATAAAAATGCTCCTTACACTGGTCGTGATGAGTATAAAGATGATCCTAAAAAATATATTTACTATAACAGTCGTCAACATGGATTTTCGTCCAGTGAGCTTAGAGAAAGGAGATAATTTACGTGGTTCTGGCTGATCGATCTTCTGGAATATCGCCTTTCATCCAATAAGTTAAAGAATATCTTTTTCCTTGCGTAATATTAAGTGCCGTGTGGCGATGCGTCACTCGCGAGGGAAATAAAATGGCATGACCAACAGGTAAATTACCAGCACCAAATTTTTGGTTTTCAAAATAAACACCACCATCTTCGAAGTCGTCGTTGAGTTGGACTGACAATGAGATGTCTGCCAAACCGTCATGATGCCATCCAGGATTGCCAATCTGCCCATCCATGCTGTGCTTAACCACAAACGCCGATGATAACCAAACTAAAGGAAATGCCCATTTACTACATGCGATTGGTAGAATGTGTTTCTCGATATTTTGGATGTGTGTTGTATTTATATAAGGTGATATATCTTTTAAATCCATTTCAGGAGCAGGATAAGAGTCTCCTGGTCTATGGCCAAACTTTCCGATTGCTTCGCACAAATCTACTAGATCGGCACAATATTCTGGTGTTAAAAATGGGAAACTAATAATATCTGGTGCTGGTTCTTCGATAAAATCTAAAACCGATGCTTTAACTTCTTCGGTCGGCATAAAGTTTTCTTCGGGAACAAGCACATAATCTTGTGTCGCTTTTACAAGCTCGGGAGCTATATTATCGGGACTATAATTATAGATTCGATGTAAATCTACCATGGATATATTGTACTCTAAAAAATATTTTAAATAAATTTAAAAAAGTCCTTTACTTTTTTAAAAACATGAGATACAATGTCTTTATTGTCGGCTTGGTAGTTAAACGACAAAAAACTTAAAGATAACTACACTCTTACGGAGTTAAGTCCATATGACGCTTCTAGCCTCTTCGTAAGTTATAGCTAAATTATGGTAGCTACAAGATTCACGTGGTAGCTTAAATCAGACATGTTAACAACTCTTGCCATATCTAACATGCTTTATAGGGCAGATTTATTTTTACAAACGCAACAATATGCAGAACGTTGTTAGTCGTAAGAGTAGCCTGAAAAGGTGCATAAAGTAGACGACTAGTTCCTGAACTTTATGCCTGATTAGTGCAAAGGTGTACAACTTTGTTAATGTTTTGAAACAAACTATGTGGCTACCTGTCCTATAAAGCATGTTAGATTATTAAGTTTTGTGGCTATAAGATGAGCTCTTGTAAAAACCTTGAAAGAGAGGTTAGAGATAAACGAGGTATGAGAACTACACCAGCGACCTCAATAGTCACAAATTTTATAAAGTCCTTTACTTTTGTAATAGAATGAGATAGAGTAATGGAATATTAATTAAATAGGAGAAAATATGAAAAAATTTACACATAATATATCTAATGGTGAACTTCAAATACAGCAAGAAGAAAAACAAACTAGCGAAATAGATGACCTTCGCTCGTTGTGGAAAGACACACGACTAGCCGATCTTCCGAAAGAAGAACGTGACAAATTGCATTTATCTTTTTCTTATTGTAAAAGAGAAGATGTACAAAATATTGCTGACGCAAACATAGATTGCTTGTCGTTAGCAGCAAAATTTTATTTAATGAAACAAAATTAAGTTTCAGACAGGAATAGGGTTAATACCAGTGAGCACTGTGAGTGGTGCTCCGCTATTAGTAAAGTTGAACGAGACCTATTTCCTGTCCTCCTAAATCTCGTTTAACACACTCATCGTGGACAGCTTGAAAAAGAGTTTTCATATACTTTTGTTCCCAAGCTGTCCACATTTAATAAAAATAATTTAACTTTTTTTAAAAAACTCCTTTACTTTTTTAGAAACATGAGATAGAATGAGTCTTGTATTTAACTAAAGGAGAAAAATATGAAAACTAAATATACTTTAACCAGCGTAATAAGAGCTATCCAAGAGTCTAAAAGAATGGTAAAATCTTATATGTCTTCTAACTACTTACCTAAATATGTAGGTAAAGCAATGTTAGAACAACTAGACGATGCCGTGACTAAAGTAAGTGAAAATAATCTTAACGAGGCTTATGGTTATTTACTTGCTTATTTAGAAATTATGGAACGTTATGCTAGTGGTAATTTATCTAACTATAACGAAGTTCCTAGTAAAGTTTCGTCTAACCCTTATTTCAGAACAGAACTTGGTGTTAATCACGAAATTACTATGATGATTGCTTTAGGTCTTAAACCTTCAGCAGATTGGAAGTTAAAAGTTTATGTTAGACTTTTAGATTGTATGCGTAAATTTGAAGTTAGTGTTGCTTATAGCGACACTGGCTTCGACAAATACGGTCAGCCAAAAAAAGTTTCATAAAAGGAGCTAAAAAATGAAAAGAATACAAAAAATAGAAGAAGCTGTTAGGAATATAAGTATTTTAGCTAACGACTTGAAAGAGTGTAAAGAAAGTATTGAAATAAAAGATAATATTTTATTAATAGAAGCAGAAATGCATGAGTTAGTTCATATTTCCGACCTTGTAACTATGAATAAAAAATCAAGTTATTATGTGGACCAATGGGAGGAAAATGCCAGTGTCAGCTAAAAATACTTAAACAATTATGGGATCTTCGGATCCCATTTTTTTGTGTGTGGTTTTTGTAGTTTTCGCAGTTCTGCACTGGACAGTGGACTCCTGCGAAATGGTAAAAATTAATTTAATTATTTTTTAAAAAGTCCTTTACTTTTATGAAAGAATGTGATATGATAGCTGTATATTAACTAAAAAGGAGCTAAAAAATGAATAAAGCAAAACTAATACAGAAGATCCAAAAGGCTACCCAGAGTAGAATGGAGCCTAAAGGATACGGCGATAATCCTGAAGAAATGCAGGAAACTAATAGCGATAATATCTATTTAACACAAGAAGAAGTTATTTGTGTTATCGGTATGCGTAAATGTACCACTGTTTCACTTTCTACCGATTTAGGTGGTTATGACGAAGAGTGTTTTAACGAAAATGGCGAAGCAGAAAGAGTTTATAGATCTGCTAACCACGTACATGTTAGACTTGGTAAAAAAGTTGCTAAAAGAATGGTTAAAGATATTTTTAATCCTAAATTAATTTCTGTCCTTGTTATAGGTAGTTCGTCGTTTACCGAAGATAACGACAGATTTAGTATAGTTTTATAAACTATACTGTCCCCCACACAATGGCACCTTTTTAGGTGCCATTTTTTTATTTGTGCATTGTGGCGTTTCGCGATGAGTCGCAGTGCAGTCCAGAAATGCGAAGTGCCGAAGATATCGATTTGCCTTTCGACGATGAGTCGCAGTGCAGTCGACTTATGCGAATAGGAAAAATATTGGTTATACATGAGAAATGGATTTTTTGTTGTGGTTTGTGTAAAAGTTGTCAAACAGCTAATAGGCTAATACGAATTGACTCCAAGACTGTTGCAGAAGGCATCACAGCGTATTAGCAAGGGATATTGGACTCCTATTGGTTGTACAAGCTAATATGAGATATGTTTGAGAGTCCTTGCTGATAGCAGGTAGATAGTAGTAGAATTGTAGAATTAAACGTTGGAGAGCCTTATATAGCTCCACAGGGACATGAGACATTATGGATAGTACTCGCAAGGAGAAAAAACTTACGCCCAAGCAAGAAAAATTCTGCCAACACGTTGCATCGGGAACTAGCTTAAAGGAGTCAGCCGTCCTTGCTGGGTATTCAAACAACAATGCAGCTCGTGCAGGAGCATTCTTGGCGAACCATGAGCCATTAGTAAAGGCAAGGATTCAAGAACTCCAGAACAGAGGAGCAGCCAGAGCAACTTTAACTTTATCAAAGCATTTAGATAATCTAGAACAGTTAAGAGACAAAGCAATCTCGAACAATGCCTTTGGTGCTGCCGTCACCGCAGAAATAAATAGAGGAAAAGCAGCAGGATTATACGTAGATAGAAAAGAGTTAACAGTCAATAAAACTTCTGATATGACCAAACTAGATATTATTAAACGCATACAAGAATTACACCAGGAGTCAGGAGGCATTTTACCAATACCAACTAGCTATTCTGTGGAGGCTGTTGAGTCCTCGCCCAAAGATAATGTTCTGGAAACAACTTCTGAAAGTGATGAGTCTAATGACTAGGATTCTTTTCTCTGGAAGTCTCCCTAACTCTAATACTGTGGATCGTGACCCCCCTGCACATAGACGCCTTTATAAAAAAACCGTGCGTTGGTTCCTGACAAATGTCCTGCAAAAATTTTGCAAAAAATTTTTAACATGAATAACGACCTAGAACATATTCCACAAGAGTTACTAGCAGAACATTTGGAACTATCCGAACGTCTCGCGGAACTCCAGAAGAAGGAAACAATACAAACAAACTTTATGCCATTCGTAAAAGCCATGTGGACGGACTTTATAGAAGGAGAACACCACAAAATAATGGCAAGAGCCTTTGATCGAATAGCATCAGGCGAACTAAAACGGTTAATTATTAATATGCCACCACGTCATACTAAATCGGAATTCGCCTCCTACCTGTTCCCAGCGTACCTTGTAGGCAAACGACCAGGACTTAAGATAATACAAGCAACTCACACTGCTGATTTGGCTGTTAGATTTGGTCGTAAAATAAGGGATCTAATAGTCACAAAGAGTTTTAGAGAAATATTTCCTAATGTAGAACTAAACCCAGAGAGTAAAGCAGCAGGTAGATGGGAAACTAGAACTACAGACGGTAAAATGAACGGTGAGTACTTTGCCTCAGGTGTTGGTGGTGCATTGGCTGGTCGTGGTGCGGACTTATTTATTATCGACGATCCACATTCAGAACAAGATGCCATGAGTGCAAACGCATTAGATGATGCATATGAGTGGTATATGACAGGTCCAAGACAAAGGTTACAGCCTGGAGGAGCTATCGTCATGGTTATGACACGGTGGTCTAAGAAAGATTTGACTGGTAGAGTAGTTAAAAAGATGATGGAGTCCGACGATGCTGACCAATGGGAGATAATAGAACTGCCTGCTGTACTACCTAGTGGTAAGTCTCTTTGGCCAGGATATTGGCCATTGCCCGAACTAGAGAAAATAAAAGCCTCTATCTCTCCCAGTAAATGGGCAGCAGAGTACATGCAAAATCCGACAGGCGAAGGAGCATCGATAATTAACAAAGAGTGGTTTAAAATATGGGATAGAGACCAACCACCACCTGTAGAGTACATTATACAAAGCTACGACACGGCTTTTTTGAAAACTGAAAGGGCAGATTTTAGTGCTATTACTACATGGGGAGTGTTTTACCCAGAGGGAACGATAGGCGATGAGCAATATACTGGTAACGAAGCACATATTATATTGTTAGACTCTATAAAAGAACGTATGACTTTCCCCGAACTGAAGAAAAAAGCTCTGGAACAATATAAAGAATGGAGTCCTGAATCGGTAATTATAGAAGGAAAAGCATCTGGTATGCCTTTGACTCAGGAACTCCGAGCCATTGGTATTCCAGTGCAAACATTTACGCCAAGCAGGGGGCAGGATAAAGTTGCTAGATTAAATTCTTGTGCTCCATATTTTAGTGGTGGCTATATATGGGTTCCAGAAACAAACTGGGCAGAAGAATTGATGGACGAGGTATCAGATTTCCCTTACGGAGAACACGACGATTTAGTGGATAGTACAACACAAGCACTTATGAGATTTAGACAAGGTGGATTTGTCCGATTAGAGACAGATTTTGACGAAGAACCACTGCCTCGAAGAAAACGAGTTTACTATTAGAGAATTTATAAGTATGATTTAGACTATCCACCTGGATTGGAGAATACATGGCAATAGAAAAAGTAGAGTTAGAGTCGTTATTGAACGGTGAAACAGCCGAAATAGAGGTTCCTGACGAGATGGAAGAGATTTTACCAGAAAATATTGTCATAGAGGGAGAAGAAGAACTGTCAAATATAGACATTGTTCCTGATCCACCAGAAGACATCAACAAAAACTTAGCCGAAATAATAAGCGAAGATGATTTAACAGCGTTAGCTAGTGATCTTTGCTCTGATTTTGACGAAGACGAAGAGTCAAGAAGAGAATGGTTAGAAACTTTTACTAAAGGTTTAGATCTTTTAGGTATAAAAGCTGAAGATAGAAGTGAACCATTTCCTGGAGCGAGTGGTGTACACCATCCTTTGCTATCTGAATCGGTAGCACAGTTTCAAGCACAAGCATATAAAGAACTTTTACCAGCTGATGGACCTGTACAAACACAAATATTAGGTGTTGCTGACACATTAAGAGAGCAACAAGCTCAAAGAGTCAAAGAATTCATGAATTATCAGATTACGTACAACATGGAAGAGTACGATCCTGAACTTGACCAACTATTGTTTTACTTACCATTGTCTGGATCTGCGTTTAAAAAGGTATATTATGACCCAGCCAAAGCTCGAGCAGTAAGTAGCTTCGTTATGGCAGAAGATTTTATAGTTTCTTACTCTACAAACGACTTAACAGAGTGTCCTAGAGCTACACATGTAATAGAAATGTCAGGAAACCATATTCGCAAGATGCAAATGGCTGGTTTATACAGAGATTTAGAGATAGGAGCTCCTGCAAACGATTATGAAGGCGATATAGCAGGTGTAAAAGAGAAAATAGACGATATTACAGGTGTTTCAAGACCTACAGACTCTGAAACATACACTGTTTTAGAAATGCACGTCGAATTAGACCTAGAAGGATTCGAAGATACGGTCGACGGAGAGCCTACAGGCGTAGCTTTACCGTATATAGTCACTATAATCAAAGAAAGCATGCAAATACTTTCTATACGTAAGAATTTTGACCCTAACGATCCTCTAAAAAAGAAAATAGAGTATTTTGTACACTATAAGTTCCTTCCAGGATTAGGTTTTTACGGTTTTTGGTT